CTTCGGAGCCTCTGCTTGCTACTTTGCAAGTTCAATTCTGACCTCAAACAACGAAGTATGAGATCACCTATGACCGGTCGTACGCGATCAATCACCTACAGCAATGAGCGCCAAGGCTCTCATTATGGAGTGTCAATGGATACGTTGCATGTTGTAACGTCTGCCATTGATGGATTGACCGTTAACGCCGGAAACAAGGTATGTGTCGACTCGATCTCATCCCAACCGTTCCCAGACAATGCACTGGATATTACTACCAAGCGATTGCGGAGGTCTTTGATGACAGGCCGCGCTGTTTTCTATGGCGCGACCCGAGTTTGGGATCTCGAGTTTAGGAGAAAGCGATTTCAGGCTTCAACACCTGTGTCCTCATTTCCTAATCTTCCGGCACCTGCGTGGGCTTACTATTCCACGAAGGCTCTTGCTAACGCAAACCTCAACCAGCCTAAGGTTGACATTCCTCTCTTTCTTTTTGAGATGAAAGATATGCCAGGCATGTTAAGGGATTTGGGTCGCGTCCTCAATGGCCGTTACAAGCCATCGGACGTCCCTGGCGGCTACCTTGCCGCCCAGTTCGGATGGGGCCCTCTTTTCAACGATCTTGCTAGCCTTCTTGGGCTTGCTGATCAGATTGCTGCTCGAAAGAAACAAATCCTCAAAGCAGCGTCGGAAGGGGGCTCTAAGATAGTTCGCCAACTCGGTGGAGATCCCATCGACTTGGGTACATCTGCGATAGCGTCCATGCAGAAGGTTGACCAGAGAGATACTGGCTCCGGATCGTGGACGTATACAGGGACCAGTAAATACTGGTATTCCGCAAGATTGCGGCTCCTAACTGTGTTCCCTGACGAGACTGACCTTGACACTGCGGTATTCCGTAGTGTGCTCGGACTCAATCTTTCCGCGGCTTCCATCTGGAATGCTATTCCCTGGACATGGCTCGTTGACTACTTCGTCAATGTCGGAGATTTCCTCGATGCAAATCGAGGGGGTATCCGGTACAAGCTTGATCGGCTCAATCTAATGTGCCATCAACATGTTCGCGGGGAGTGGAAGGCGGCGTACACGGCGCCTGGGTTCACCCAGGTACCTGGCACGCTTGAGCTCGACTATAAAGGTCGAAGAATACCGTCTCTTGCGCTCCCAGTACTTGCGCCACGTCCGTACTTCACGGATCATATGGCGTATATACTGGGAAATCTGGCTACGGCCAGTGCACTTCGTTCCGTTAAACTCTAAGGAAGAAGAGAAAACCCATGATCACTGACCCGATTTCGATCACGTACAACGCGGTTGCGAAGTCGTTAAATCGAATCAACCAGGACTCATATGGTGCTGTCTACTACCTCGATGACACTACGAACCTCATGCGCTTCACTTTGACTGTGAAGCACACGATTCCTGCGCCTGGTAAGGCGCCGGAGTCGCACTTGATGCGACTTGACGTCGACATGTTGAATGCCGACGGGTCGCTTCTTCGTACGGTCACTTCCTGGGGTGTCATGAAAACTGACACCGCGTCACAGGATCTGGTATCTTCGCAACGGACGCAGGCGGCGTTTCTAACCGCTTGGACTGTTACGAATACGAATAAGTTGCTCGGTCGTGAATCGTAGGTATGTTTACCTGCTTTCCACGATAGGGCTGTTGGTGCTGGCCTACATGGCCTGTTTATCAACTGCTTGTTCGAAAGGCGATTGCCTAGATATCTTACGAGTCATCAGCACGCCTTCCTAGGTAACTAGGTCGGTAACTAACGGCGCTGTTCCGTCACGTCCGGGGCCCCTTATAGTGGGTCCCGGTCGGTGGAATTTATTCTTAGCTCAGCGCAGGTCCTCAGCGAAAGCTGTTTCGGTCAGTGACTCCTAGGTTCCGTATCTTTACGCAACCAATCAAAGGAGTATCACAATGGTTAACCTATCCCCACTTGCATTTGTCATGGTTGACATCATGCACTGGAGAAACGACCTTTCGGACGCTTTGTTAGTCGACTTTAAAAGAGTCGAAAGTTTGGTCGATACACGGGGTATCTCGGTCGTGATGATCGATTTCCCGGACGCGTGCAAAGTTTTGGACGCGGCCCTCTCGTGTGGGTACATAGACTACCTCAAGCTACCGTCATGCTTTAGACAGTGTGATTCCGGCTTGGGAATATGTTTCCCGGTGCTCTTCGATTGTCTTTTCGATGAGCTCTTTCGCCCAAATGGGCACTTGCTTCCCGACATTGACGTAAATGTCGTTTACTTCCTACGGCAGCTCTTGCTGCTGTACAAGAAGGTCGATATGCCCTGCCCACAGAAGAACGTGGAAAAGGCCGTTGATGAATTTCTGCAAATTGAGTCACAAATGCGCCACCCGACGCTAAACTGGCAACTTGACCAGCTAAACGTTGAAGACGCAAAGGGACTGTCGTTTGCAGATGGGAATGTTGATGCGCCACTTTTCGGCGAGGGTTCTATTCCTCGCCATCTGTTGGTTTGCATGGATTACGTATCTCGTTACGTCTCAACAACGTTTCGGGAACTAGATCCCTTAAGCATCAAGCCCAAACACGGACCTGGCGCCGTTGCTGATTTAGGAACAGAGTGTGACAAATACTCATTCCCGAATTGGCCATCAAAATTGTCAAGGGTTTTCGATTTCCCAACGTTTGGGGTCGCGAACTACAACTGTGATGATGGAACATTGGATCCGAGTGATGACGAGCCTGCGGCGCGGCTGATAGCCGTACCAAAGACTTTGAAATCACCACGTCTGATAGCATCGGAGCCTACATGTCATCAGTTCCTTCAACAGGGATTGATGAAGTGGTTTCGCGACAACTTGCGCTATCCACTTACGCAGAGTATTGACTTTACTAGTCAAGAACCATCTAGGAATGAGGCTCTCGCCTGTTCCAAAGACGGAAAACGATCGACCGTTGATCTTTCTTCGGCCTCCGATCGTCTATCTTGCTGGACTGTCGAACGGTTCTTTCGAACAAGGAGTGATATTCTTTTGTCGCTCCATGCAGTAAGAACTAGGACGCTCTTTTTCAAAACGTCCAAACACCGTGGTAGGCTCCACTTAAGGAAGTACGCCAACCAGGGCTCTGCTGTTACATTTTCACTTCAATCAATCATATACCTCGGTATATGTGTTGCCGCTATAATCTTCGAGAGGGGTCTTCCCCTTTCGGTAAAAACTATAAAGGCGGTAATGAAAGAGGTGAGGGTCTACGGGGACGATCTAATAGTCCCTTCCGAATGTGTCTACTCACTCGGTACCTTGATTACCCATCTTGGGCTCAAGGTTAATTGGGCTAAAACCCATAAGGCTGGACTATTCCGCGAATCTTGCGGAATAGATGCATACGGTGGATACGACATCACGCCGATGTATCTCTCGAGTCTGGCTCCAGGTGAGGACTTTAGTGGTCTTTCAAGCTGGATAGACTGCGGAAATGTCGCATATCTAAAGGGGCTATGGTCCCTGGCCGAGTACATGACTAAGTGTATTCCGGCCAAGTATGTTGATATAATCCCGGTAAGTCCGGTTCCACTGAGTTGTCTCTATCTCCGAACAGTGCAAAACCATACGCTGGTCAAATCCCGAACGAGGTGGTGTAAATCCACCCAGACGGTGCAGATCAGGGGCCTTACGGCCCGTGTAGGTAAGCAGACAGGGGATAGAGTTGCATCACAGGATCTTCTTCATTACTTTCTTGGTAGTGAAGGCATGCGCGGCCAGTTTAAGGCCGTAGTCGATATCTTTTCGATTAGTCGTGCTAGATCCTTTGCTTATCGAACCGTTCTGAAGGTTCGGTGGGTCTCGTCCTTTTCTCAAGTCAGACTTCTCC